AATCATCCGCAGCCTCAATAATCAGTTCGTAGAACTTCTGCAACGCCTTGTGCTTGCTGAAACTGCGGGTGTTCAGGTGTACGCTATGGGCTACATCACGCCCCAAGAATAGCAGACCTACGAAATCAGCGGCTTTCATTGTGGTGCTCCGTACTCAGCCGATTCTGGCAACATTTCATTGGTTTCCCGCCCAGGCATCTCGCCAACCAGATCGCCAGAGGTGATCATGCCGTGCAGGGTGCCCATGACAATATCTTGGATCTGCTCTTCGGACATTCCGGCCTGGACCGCAGCGATGCGCTTAGTCTCAGCGTCAAACGCTTTAATCTTAGCTTCGTAGTCTTTGCGCTCCATGTCCTGCGCTTCCATTGACTTGCCGACATTTTGCAACATTTGGTGCAACTGATCCAGTTCTGCTGCCATCGCTTGCATCTGCTGCTGCGCGGCTTGCAGGGCTGGATTGTCCTCGGCGTCGCCCATCAGTTTGGGGTCAATCGTCTTGGCAAACCGCTTTGCCATTTCTTGAGCACCCGGCCAGTCCATGTTCTTGACAAACAGATCGCCCGCCACGGTCCACAACTGCGGGTTACCCTGTAGCAGTTGGGCCATCGCCTCAAGCGCTTCCTGACGCTTTGTAGCGTAGCCCGGACCCGTTGCAACCACCACGTCATACTTGCCAACAGACGGATTGTAGATCTTTTCGATCACAATCCCTTCTTGGTTCTGGATCTTACGCACAGGTTCCTGTTGCGTAGGATCAATCTTGACCATCTTCGTCTCGCCATCCAGCCCGATAATGCGAGCGATGCGCTGCGTGTCGTAAATCTTAGGGATCAGGTCAACCAACTGGCGACCAATATGGCGTACACCACGCGCTAGGTTGTCTTGGTAATGGTAAGTGCCAACATCGCCCTCACGCTGGCGGGCCAAAATAGCCCTGCCAGAACGTTCGTTCGATTGCTGCCCAAGTGATGCGTTGTACTGTCCAGTTGCAGACTTGATGTCCTCGGACGCGCCCAATTTGGCTTGCATCAGTCCAGATGAGGCCATCGGAGGCTGCGCCCGTTGTGGCAATGGCAGAATCGCACCCTGACCGTCCGTTACATCTGGATTGACCTCCAAATATGGCCAATTCTGCGTGTTCGCGGTCTTCCATTGGGACTCATAACCCTCAAACTGACCGCCATAACCAATAAACGGGGCCTTTGGAGCCAGCGCCAGCATTTCTGCCTCTTGGCTAGTCCAGTAGTTGTACATCCGCTGCGCGTCTTTGGCGTTACGCACTAGCCCGCTGATGTAAATGCGGCCCTCAACCTCGTATTCATTGCCAATAATGCGAACAACAGGGATGAACTTACCCGCCCACTCCTGCTTTTCAAGGATTTCGTAGCCGTTAATTTTGCACCAGCAAATCTTCTTGCGATCTGCCTCGCGTGACTTCTTTGGTTTGCCGTAAACTGCCCGCAACTGCTTGTCTTCTGGCGTACCTTCAAACGCAGTGACGTTGCCAGGATACAAATTCAGCGTTTGCCGGTCATATTCAACGTAGAAATATTCAGCAATACGGATCGTGTCGGTGTTAAGCCATTGGCTCAGGTTTTGATCCCCAATACCAAGCGTTTCCAGCGTGGACAAAGGCGACGCATTCGGGAAAAGCCGCGCGTACTCGTCTTTAGACAGATCCTCAGTGATAAAACACCACTTCGCGTCCGATCCGCATGGGTCTTGGATCAGCGGGTCCATGTAGACCGAGAAACTGTTCCTAACGCGCGCAATCTTAATGTCTTGATCGAACGTATCGTCGTCGCAATACTCAGTCAGAACCCGGATGTAACCCTCGCCGTAGGCAACTTGGTTTTCACAGGCCGTGTCATAGGCCACATCTGCGTCAGAGATGTACTCAATGTGACGCACCATGCCGTTGAAAATCTCGGCAACCTCAACGTCAGCGTTGTCATCAACCGGGATGACCTTGACGCTAGGCCGGTTCTGGCGCTGGTCGTTGGTAATCTGGTGGACGTGCTGCGGCAGCTTGTTAATCGTCAGACAAGGCCGCGCATTGATCGTCTGACCCTGCACCGCACCACGGGTCGCCAGAACGTCAGCCGGCCACTGCCACTGGTTATCGGGCGATCCCGCGTAGAACCGCAGATCGTCTAACTCATCTTCTCTTGATTCGGAATACGCCGAGATCGCCATCGACAGGCGATCCCGCGCCGTTGACAACACATCCGAGTCGCTTTTGAGTGGTTTGCCACCCAACGCAACGTTGCCAACAGCGTTAATCCCGGTGTAATCAGCCATCAACACTTCCAGCGTTTAAGTGACGCCTTAGCCCGCTCCGCATCGCCTTTAGCGTGGGCTACAACCCCTTCCATTCTAGCGCAAAAGCTGGATTTCCGGCCTTTGTCCGCTTCAGTCTTGGGGCTTGGCGCTGGTGCCTTTAGATGACTACCAGTCGCAGCGTTGTACTTCTCGCGTCCTTTGGCGGTCAATCCAGCGCCCTCTTTGACTGAGAGTTTCTCACCGCGCCCGACCGATAGGGATACGCCTTTCTTCACTTCTTCTTGGCCGTTTTAGCCGACTCTTTGAAGTCTTTGGCTGTTGGTGCTCCGGCAGACCCAGGTTTACGCATCTTTTCGCCAGAACCGGCTTTAATACGCTCCTGTTTGGCGTGGATATTAGCGTAAAGACCCTGTTTCATTTCTTCTTCGCCGCTTCGCGCTTGGTAGCGTAGGCAATTGCGACTGCCTGCTTGACTGGTTTGCCAGCCTTTACTTCAGTCTTGATGTTTTCTTTAAATGCTTTAGGGGAAGCAGATTTTTTGAGCATTATGCACCCATCCAAGATCCAGACATTGTAGCCCTATTGGAAACAATCGTACGCGCTTTTTCCGTGTACTCACGATGCGCTACAGGATAAGCAAAGGTCACCGCCAGCGCGTCGGCTGCGTCAGGTGATGCCAATCCTCTAGACTTCATTTCTTTCTTGCCTTCCAGAAAGATCGTTCCAGCCGAGTTGGGCTTTTTCATTGGCCCAACCAAATCATCTTTAAGCATCTTGTCCTGCGGGATGCTGGCTGACCGTAGCCATTCGCGCATCGCGCCCCACATCTCAGCCCGCTTGTTGCCCCACATTACAGGGTTCTTGGCTTTCCAACCAAAGTTTACCCCTCGTACCTTATACCGTTGTTCGGTCAATCTGTCAAGTATACCGTAGCCCAAACCGCCTTCGTCTATGACAGTTAGCGTTGGTTTGTACTCGTCAATCGCGTCAATGACACGACTAACAATTGACATCGTATCCTCGCCCTTGTAGCGCTTAATCGCCACAATGTCACGCCCACGTCTGACAACAATCACAGTTGAGTCCAGTCCACCCCTTGCCGGGTCGACCCCTATTACTATAGGCGCGGTTTCGTCTTTGTACTTAGGTCGCTTGAATGCGTCCTCGACGATCATTGGCGAGATGAACTGATCCTCACCCGCGCTTGGGAAATCGCCGTACACTTCTACGCGCGCCTGGATCGAATCCTCGCCATACTCCGCGATGATCTGCTCGTAAACCTGCTTGTCCGTCCCCTCGACCGTCCTAGCGTCAATCTGGCGCGTCTGCCAAAAATCACGCTTACTATTAAAGGTCTCAAAGAAATACCCGCTGTTACGCCGGGGGTTGCTAAACGCAAACCAATAGCGGTCTAGAATGTTCTCGGTAAAGAACCCGGCACCCACCGCCCAGATCGCGTCAGCAATACCGCTGGCCTCGTCGAAGATCAACATCATGCCGTCGTGGTTGTGTACGCCCGCGTAGGCGTCTGGATTCTCTTCGCTCCAAAGTTTGCCTTCCGCTGCCCAGTAGCGCGTACCTTTTTTAAGATCCCGCTCGACCAGTTCCGTTAGCCATTGCGCCGGTACGATCTTAGTCGCGCTGATTTCCCACCAGTGGGAGTTAATAATCATTGCTTGCCACTTGGTCAGTTCGCCCCAGGTGACCGACCTTAACTGCGCTTCACTGTTGGCGCTCACAATGACCGTCGAGCCGATCCGGGTCGATAGCATCCACAGGATTAGCCAGCTAACTAGCGCCGACTTACCAATACCCCGTCCGCTGGACACCGCCTCGCGTAGCGTGTCCATGTTGACCTTGCCCTCATTGGCTTTGATGTGCTTACTAATGTCGCGCAAAATCTCGCGCTGCCATTTGCGCGGGCCTTGGAATTTAGCTAACGGTGTGTTCGGTTGACCCCAGGGAAACGCGAACAGTACAAACGCTTCAGGATCGTTCGCTATCGCGGGTGACCACAACCGCGTCATCAACGTCTGCTCTTCGGCTGATGTATAGATCGGTTTTTGCATTCTCTAGCACTCTGGTTTGCGCGGCTTCTAGGGCTTGGGTAATGCTGATCCGCTGATACACGTCAACGCTGACTTCTTGCTTGGCTGTCCACTCGTGCCGGTGACGCAGGATCTCTAACGCCGCTTTGGAGTCGCCACCCAACGCCGCGTCGTGCAGCACTTTTGAGATTTCTCTTTCATTATCCGCGCGACCTTTCTTTTCGGCCATTTCCGCAACTGGGTCTAGCTGACACAGTTGCCGATACTCAGCGGGGAGCATACCAGCGGCCAGCGCCAACGAGTCACCTTTTAGACCTAACTTCGCCGCGTCATAGATGGACTGAAGACGCGCCTCTGTCGCCCGGACATCACGAACTGTTAGTGGCAAAGATTTGAACATGGCTGGAGTGTAGGCAATGTAGGCAATGTTAGCAACCGAAAAAAAATTAAAAAAAATTTTTCAAAAAATGTTTGCGGGGGGTGCGTTTCCGTGACCGGTCGGGCCAAGGCCCTACCCGGGGCCTCGCGCCAAAAGCCATTTTGTACCCGGCTGTTTGCCATGTCCACAATGTCCGTGTGCACGTTGGCATCGTGTACCCACGTGTACCCACGTGTACCCGCATGTGAGCATTCTGTAATTTAGTGTTAAACGTTAGTACGTTGTACCCGCGTGTGTGCCACCCACAAAAACCGTGCTAAAAATTAGAAATGTACCCACTGTACCCACATGTGAGCGGTTTTTGACCGGGTAAAAAATTGCGCTGGGAAAAACGCGCGCGGATTTGGTGGCCGTCGTCTAGCAAAATCCCCTATATTATTATTTTTAATTTTTTCAAAAGTAGACTAGTTAACATCCGGGTACACCCCGCAAACCCGCGTCGTTAAGCCATTTTGTGTGGACACTTGCCCTCGTTTTTTGGCTCACAAAACGCTAACAAAGTGTCCACACTCACAAAATGTGCGAAACTTGTTGACACACACGGCCGAACGTGCGAATATCTACCCATGGCGCACACGTCGCGCGTCATTCACTACACTACGGAGCACACAATGGAAGTCACGACGAAAATGAAAAATGGCGAACCGATCGCCACGTTCAAGGCGCACGCGTTGATCGTCATCGCGGGAACGGAAACGCACAAGCTTGCGTTGCACAAGGATGGATTCGGCGCGTGGAAGGTAACGCACCCCGAATCGGGCGCTTGTGTGGCGCACGTGCGCGGCCAATACAAAGGCGCGCTTGTGTCGTCTAAAGGGTTCACGCTTAAAGAAGCGCGCGCGGCCGCACAAGCGCAAATCGACGCGTTAATCGAATCCATCGGATCGGCAAAATTTAACGCTGTACTTGCCGGGGCCGCAAAATGATTCACTTCGTCGCAAAATCAAGCAACAGCAAAACCGGGCCGATCCCGATCACTTACAGCGCGCGCGATACTTGCCCGCCATCGTGCGGACAAAAAGATAGCTGTTATGCCGATGCGGGTTTTCATACCCGCTTAAATTGGGACAAGGTTCCAACGCGCGGGAAAGATATCGCCACGGTCGCGAATCAGATCCGCGCGTTGAAGCCCGCGACGCTATGGCGGTTTAACGTCGCGGGCGATTTACCGGGCGTGGGCGAGGATATCGACGGCGCAGCATTCGCACAATTGATCGAAGCAAACCGCGGGCGACGCGGGTTCACCTACACTCATAAACATAGCGATCGCGCTATCAAATTTGCGCGGTTTGCGACGAAACGCGGATTTACGGTCAACTTGTCAGCGGATGACGCGGGTCACGCTGACAAGCTTGCCGAAACGGGTTTACCCGTCGCGGTAGTTGTGCCATTGGGTACGCCCGAACGCACGACGACACCCGCCGGTCGCGCGATCGTCGTGTGTCCCGCTCAAACTAAGGATGACGTTACCTGCTTTACCTGCGGATTGTGCGCCCGCGCGAATCGTAAGGTTATCGTCGGATTCCTCGCGCATGGCACCCGCGCCAAAACGGCCGACGCGATCGCGCGTCGTGTTATTCCACTTAAGGTGACCAAGTGAATCACTACACGGCAAAATTCAAACGCTACACGGACAAAATGCTGAAAACAGCACTAGCAGACTGTCACGTTGCACTAGGCGTCGGAGAGACGCTTTTCAGCCCCGCCTACATTGCAAAATTGTGGGCTGAAATTGACGCAATCCGCGACGTTCAACTCTCACGCAAACGGAAATTAAAATGAAACTCGAAACTTATGCAACGGCCGCGCTTGTCGCGTGGGTTACCGTGTGCAGCGTCATTTTATCCGACGCGATTATCGCGGCCCTATGTCGTTAGTGATCGCGGCCGTATTGGCCGCGATCCTAGTGATCATCCTAGACTTATAAAAAACGGCCCGCAAGGGCCGTTTCTCATTGCGGGTTTGGTTGATAATCGGGTTCGACCATCCGACGCAGCGTAGACGCACCCACGGCCGCTAGATCGGGCGCGCAATATACGTGGCGCTTAGATTCAAGCCCACGGGCCGCAACGCGGCCGCAGTCGATCCAACCCGCTTCTTTGATCGCCTGAAGTAACGCTTGTTGATATAACTTCAAACCGGCCGGGGCCGACCGCGCTAATTCATCCAACACCGCCTGTAGGGGCGCTGCGATAACCCCGCGCGTGAATACCCCACGGCGCCCGCGCATCAATTCCAGAATGTAACTTTCCGCGCCCGATAGACTGTTCTCGGTCATGGTTTG